GAAGAACGCAAGGCCCTGACACAAGAGTTTGAGGCGGCCCGTAAGGAGCGCGTCGAATATCTTCAAGGTCTTGCCGCGATAGAGCAGCAACTCACGGCACTACAGCCACAACGTCCCGACTTTGATCGTCTCTTTGCGGAAAATCCCGTTGAGGCGGCACGGGTCGAATATGAGTGGCGGAAGTATGAAGACTCAATGCGGGCCATCTCTGCCGAAAAGCAGAAGGTGTCTCAACTTGAGGAAATGGCCCAAGCGCAGCACATCGCGCAACTGGTTGAGCAAAACCGCGAACGGCTTTTGAACGAGCGTCTTCCTGAGTGGAAAGACCCTGCCAAGGCCAAGCGGGACCGCGATGCGATACGTCAGACGTTGGTTTCGGAAGGCTTCACGCCGGAAGAACTTGACCAACTGTATGATGACCGCATGGTGAAAATTGCGTGGAAAGCCGCGCAATACGACCAGATGCAAGCACAGCGCAAAGCCATCAAGCCGACACCCCAGAAGACGGGACCGGCTCCGATGCGCTCCGGTAGCCAAAACTTCGCTCCGCGCACCGTGACTGAAGTGACAAGAGCCAAACAGCGATTGGCTAAAACCGGCTCCCTGCAAGACGCAGCGGCAGTCATCGCAAAAATGCTTTAACTTGAAAGGAGTGACGAGATGGCTCTCGTTGCAAACACCATTACGCGCTATGACGCGACCAAAGTCGTGCGCGAAGACCTCGGCAATGTTATCACCAACATCTCGCCGGAAGATACGGTACTGCTCTCGAATATCGGTCAAGAGAAGGCCGACCAGACGTACCATGAATGGTTGACTGACTCGCTCAAGACGGCAACGGCTGATAACGCCGCCATCGAAGGCGATGTGGCAACGCCTGATGCCCGCGCGACCCAGAACCGCGTTGGTAACTACACCCAGATTTCGCGTATCGTGGTCGGTGTCACTGGCACCGTGGAAGCGGTCAAGAAAGCTGGCATGAAGGGCATGATGGCGTATGAAATCGCCAAAGCCGGTGCCGAAATCAAGAACGACATTGAAACCACGCTTCTGTCGAACAACCCCGCTGTTGTTGGTAACAACACCACGGCTCGTAAGACGGCTGGCTTGCAGGCTTGGATTCGCACGAACGTCAGCAAGGCTGCGGGCGGCACCAACCCCACAATGTCCTCAACCAATGACGGCTACCCGAACGCTGGCCGTATCGCTGGTACGGCTCGCACGTTCACGGAAGCCATGTTGCAGGACGTTCTCCAGAAGGTCTGGGAACAGGGCGGCAATGCCAAGATGGTGCTGATGAACGGCGCGCAGAAGCGTGCTGCTTCGGGCTTCGCTGGTATCGCTGGCATCCGTAACAACGTAGCGAATGGTCCTGCGACCATCATTGGCTCGGCTGACGTGTACATCAGCGATTGGGGCCGCGTGAGCTTTGTGCCTGCGCGCTTCATGCCGACGAACGTGGCTTACGTTGTCGATCCGTCAAAAGCGGCTGTAGCCTTCCTCCGTAACTACCAGACGGAAGAACTTGCCAAGACGGGTGACGCTGAAAACCGCATGTTGATTGCCGAATACTGCCTCAAGGTTCACACCGAAAAGGCACACGGCATCGTGGCCGACCTGACGGTCTAATCGTCAGACACAACTGAAACGGATGGGGCGGTCTTCGGGCCGCCCTTTCTTTTTGGGAGCATCGCGTGAGCGAACGGTTTTTCTTTAACGCCAATCCCGAACTCGGCATCACTCGCTGGTTTGACTACGATTGGGAAACAGACACGTTTGGCATTCATACGGAGCAGGATTTAGAGCCTGCGATTGAAGCCAACAAACAGCTTTACAATGACGCGCCGACCAACTGGCGCAAGGATATGCACCTCGTCGCATCCATCCCTATGTCGATCTATTTCGACCTCAAGCAAAAAGGGATTGCGGATGATGAGGCAGCCATGAAGCGGTGGCTGAACGATCCTGACAATCGGGTGTTCCGCACCAAGGCGGGGCAACTCTGATGAAGCTCTATGTCGCTATGCCTGCCCGTGAGCAGCTTTACACGGCCTTCGCGCACAACATGGCCCGTTTGGTTGGCTATGAGGTCGCGCGCGGTACGGCCGTTGAGATTGGCACCAATCTCGGCACGTTGATCGCCAGCCAGCGTGAGACATTGGCAGAGAACGCCATTGCCGCTGGTGCAGATGCGATCTTATGGCTTGATACAGATATGCTGTTTCCGAAAGAGGCGGCTGAACGGCTCTACGCGACCGGCAAAGAGGTTGTGGGCGCTAACTACGCGACCCGCAGGATGCCTCTCAAGACGGTTTCGTTCTCGTCCATTGAGGACTTTACCTCATGGATACCGTCGCACGACCGCAAGGGCTTAGAGCCATGCGCTGCGATGGGCTTTGGAGTCATGCTCACGCGCACGTCTGTCTTTGAGAAGCTGCCGAAGCCGTGGTTTTCCATCGGCTACAACCCAAAGTTCAACGTCTTCCTCGGTGAAGACATTTATTTCTGCAAGAAAGCGTCCATCCATGGCGTTCAAACATGGATCGACCACGATCTGTCCAAAGAAGTGAAGCACATCGGAACCTTCGATTACGGCCATGAGCATGTCGAAGCCCTGATGGAAGCCGAAAAGGGCGAATGACATGGCGTTTGCCAATTACGCTGATCTGCAAGCCTCGATTGCCTCGTGGCTCAACCGCGATGATCTGATCGCCCAAATACCTGACTTCATCACGATGGCAGAAGTGCGGTTTAACCGTGAACTTCGCACGATCCAGATGGTGAAGCGGGCCACGGCTACGACCAATAACGAATTTGTCGCTGTCCCGGCTGACTGGTTGGAAGCCAAAGACCTAAACATCGCTGGCCTTCCGTTGGCCTTCATCACGCAAGACAAGCTGATGGAATGGAAGAACAACAAGGTCACGGGAAAGACGCGCTTTTACACGGTTGTCGGCGCAGAACTGGAGCTTTTTCCGGCTCCAACTAGTGACGTTACGGTTGAAATGACGTATTATGCAAAAATTCCAAGTTTGTCCGGTTTGAACCCGTCAAACTGGATTTTGGCACAAGCGCCTGACCTCTATTTGTACGGCGCGCTGCAACAAGCTTCCACATTTCTGATGGATGATATGCGGCTCGCGGCCATGGCTGCGAATGCGACCGCCATCATTCAATTCCTTAACAATCAAAGCGACAACGCCGCCCATTCGGGTGCGCCTCTCGTCGCCCGCACGCGCAACGCCTACTAAGAGGCCATCATGTCATCGTTTTCCGATTACCTTGAGAACAAGGTTCTCGCGCATGTGTTTGGCGGATCGGCCTATACAGCGCCAGCAACGCTCTATCTCGCCCTTTACACGGTAGCCCCTACCGATACGGGCGGCGGCACTGAGGTTTCTGGCGGCTCTTATGTGCGTCAGACATGCGCCTTCACTGTCACGGGCAACCTTGCCAGCAACACGGCAGCCGTTGAGTGGCCTGTAGCGACAGGCACATGGGGAACGGTGGTCGCGGTCGGTATCTTTGATGCGTCCAGTTCCGGCAACCTCATGGCTTACGGCAATCTGACCTCGGCCAAGACGATTGCCGCTGGCGATGTGTTCCGCATCCCGACCGGCGACCTTGATATTACGCTGACCTGATTGGTGGCTGAATGACCGTCTCTCTCAAGCACGCTTTCCAGTCTGCAAAACCGGATGGCGCGGATACCTCTATTGTCCGCCCGTCTGACTGGAACGCGGAGCATGTGCTGACGCAAGCGACCAACAAGCTCCTTGGCCGCACAAGCGCAGGCACAGGCGCGACAGAAGAGATTGCAGCCGGTTCTGGCCTCACACTTGGCTCTGGCACTTTGTCTGCGGATGTTACGTCTGTAGCGGGCCGCACGGGCGCTGTGACGTTATCTGTGACTGATGTGTCCGGCGCTGCTCCTGCCGCAAGCCCTACGTTCACCGGCAAATCGAGCTTTCCCGCTTCAACGTCCACGGGGGCCAACGTCAATCTTGGGAATGGCGCAAACGTCACCTCCAATCTGGTTGACGGTGACATTTGGATTGAGACGAATAACCTCCGCTGGTACTCAAACGGCGTAACGTGGCGCGCTTCGGCGGTTGGCCATACCCACGTCTCAACGGCGATCACGGACTCAACAGCGGCAGGCCGCGCACTTCTGACGGGTGCGGATGCCTCTGCACAACGCACATCACTTGGCCTTGGCTCGGCAGCCTTGCTCAATACGTCCGTTATTGTGCAACAGGACAGCGCGACCGGCTCGGCCTATCTCCCGGCTGGCACTACGGCTCAACGCCCCGGCACACCGGCAGCGGGCTACATTCGCTACAACAGCACGACCGGCAAGTTTGAGGGCTTTGGCTCTAGCTGGGGCAACATTGGTGGTGGTGCTGCCATTGGCGATACGCCTCCAGCTAACCCCGGTGCTGGCGATCTGTGGTGGAACTCCGCTGATGGTCGCATGTATGTCTACTACACGGATGCGAATAGTTCGCAGTGGGTGGACCTGAGTGCTG